CTGGTGGCGGCGGACGCTTTACCCGCGTTGGTCGGAAACCTAGTGATGGGTAACTTGGTCAACCGAGATTATGAACCAGTTTTGGCGCAGGCAGGAGATACGGTGAACATACCGATACCTCCGGTGCTGGTGGCCAACAACATAGCGGAAGGCGGATCGGTGCAGCCGCAGAATCCGAACCTGGGGAATGCGCAAATTGTATTGAACACACACGCCGAAGCGACCTTCCAAATTCCGGACGTGACCAAGATACTGGCGGTTCCGGACTTACTGACGGTCTACATGCAACCGGCGGTGGTGGCGATAGCGGAGAGCATCGAGACCAGCCTGTTGAATCTATACGCCGGGTTTACGGCGAACACGCCGGTGGGCACGCCGGGGACGCCGCTGGTGGAAGCGGTGATCGACCAGGCGGAGAGCGCGCTGTTCACGGCCAAGGTTCCGCCGTCGGAGCCGAAGTTTCTGGTGGTGGACGCCGCCACTTACTCGGCATTGCGACAGATCGAACGGTTCAGCGAGTACGAGACCGCGGGGCAAGCCGGGCTGCGGGCCTTAATCGACGGCGCGGTGGGAAAGATCAAGGACTTCTATGTGATGCGGTCGCAGTATATCGCGTACACGGGCAGTTCGCCGATGACGACACACAACATCGCATTCACAAGGCCCGCGATCGGCCTGGTGGTGCGGCGACTGCCGCAGCCCTTGTATGGCACGGGCGCGGTGGCGCACTACGCGGAGATGGGGAACTTCGGCATGCGCGTGGTGATGAGCTATCAACCGAATACGCTGGCGCAGCAGTTCACGGTGGACGTGCTGTATGGGTGCGCGGTGATTCGGAATAACTTTGGGGTACAGGTGGACGCTTAGGGGGCGAGGGCGGGCGGTGCCCGCCTGCGCTGACGAGAGTGTCAGCGCGGCAGGCATGAGTGCCTGCGCCACGGGCGACGCGGGAGGAGCTAATGGACTTACAAGTTTATTACAAGAAGATTCGGGCGCTGGAGGAAAACTTGAAAGATCCTTCGGTAGTGTTGGTGAGCCTGGAGACGCCGGATGGAGGGCGGGAGGGAGTGCGCACAGAGGCGCCCCGGCGGATCGCGGCAAGAATGATCGTGGAAGGCGGCGCGCGGCTGGCGACCGCCGGGGAAGCACGCGAGTTCCAAGAGCAGAAGGCGGAGGCGAAGCGGCAGGCCGATCAACTGGCGGCGGCTTCACGGATGCAATTCACCGTCATTTCTCCGACTGAACTGCGCAAGCTGAAGGGCGGCGGGCAGGCGGGCAAAGAGTAGGCGGCGGGACGATGGCGCTATTCACGGACGGAATATCCACGATTCAGGATCTGATGGCGCAGGACTCCGCGGTGCTGGCGACAGCGCAGACGGAGAACATCGATCTTAGCCAAAAGCTGACGCTGGCGCAGCAGGGGTTGGGAATCGAGCTGACGACGCTTCTGCAGGGCTGCAACACCAGCGACTGGCCGTTTTGGCTGCAACCGGCGTCGCAGTTGAATAACATCGTAGTGACGCCGCCGCTACAGCTTTGGCACGTGTTTCTAACGCTGGTGCTGGTTTACCGGGATGCGTACTTCGATCAACTGAACGACCGGTATAAGGGCAAGCGGGATCAATTTCAACAACTGGCGAAGTGGGCCCTGGAGAAGCTGATTCAGACGGGGATCGGCATGGTGGGCAATCCGATTCCGCAGGCCGCGCCGCCGCAACTAACGTCCATCGCGGGCGGTGAACCGGGCATGACTTACCGCGCGAGCGTGTCGTGGCTGAACGTGGAGGCCCAGGAGGGGCAGCCTGGTAATCCGGGCACACTTACGGTGGCGGCGGGAAATGCATTGGTGGTGCAGCCGGTCGCGCAGCCGGCAAATGCCACGTCCTGGAATGTGTACGTGGGGCTGTTGCCTACGGCGATGACGCTGCAGAATACGGCGCCGCTGGCGTTGGACCAGGTTTGGGTGCAGGCGGGTCCAGTGTCCACGTCCGGGCAAGCGCCAGGAAGCGGACAGGCGCCCGACTATATTCGGGGGCTACCGCGAATTATCCAGAGGGGTTGAGGAATGGCATGGGTGAGCAGCACGGTTACGGCCCAGGTAGTCACTCTACTTAACGCAGCGGATGGGCTGAACGCCTGCGTGGCGACACTGGCTCAGGCCGAGAACATGGCGATGCCGCCGATCGGCGAGAGTCAGATTGTGGCGCAGAACGTATCGATCGAACTGGCGGAGCGCAGCCTGGATGTGCAATATCCGGCGGTCAACGTGTACTGCGAAAAGGTTGTGAATCAGCTCAAGGAGAAGTTCCGGAACTTTTCGGGGAAGGCTGTGATGACGATCGAGGTGCGGGTTTCGCAGGACCGGCTGCAAGGAATCGAGAATCAACTGCAAACGTATGTGGATGCCGCGACACAGGTGCTGGACCAGAACCGGGGCGACTGGGGCGAAGGAATGTACTACGCGGGATGTTACGAAGCGGCATTGGGTCCGGTGAAGAACGGCGGACAGAACTTCATTCAAGTGGGAAAGGTCACTTTCGAAGTGGGAGTGAGCGACTAGAGGTATGGCTTCCTACATTTCATCTAATGATAATCGCTTCTACACGGAGTTGGAAAGCAGTTACGGACAGACACCGGCGATCACGGCGCAGAATCGGTTTCCAGCGGTGAAACTGACTGCCAAGAATCAGTTGGAGAAGGCCGACCGGCGGGACAAGACGGGCAGCCGGACGTTCGTGGGAATACCGGCGGGGCTGCGGCGCAATACCAGTTTCGACCTGACCACCTACATGACAAGCTGGAGCGGACAGAGTGCGGGTCCGTCTTATGGACCTCTATTTCAGGCCGGCATGGGGGCGGCGCCGGCGATGTACGTGGGAGGCACGGCGGGGGCGGGTTCGAGCGGCACATCCATCGTTTTCGCGGCGCCACATGGGCTGGCGGTAGGGCAGGGGGTATCGTGCAACGGCGAGGTACGGTTTGTGACGGCGATCGTTGGCACGACGGCAGTGCAAGTGAACGCGCCATTCTCGATCACCCCGGCTGCGGGAACCGAAATGGCGCCATGCATTTCGTATTTTCCGGCGACCGAATTGCAGAGCGTCAGTATCTTCGACTATTGGGATCCGAGCACGGCGCTGCAGCGGATCCTGTGCGGAGCGGCAGTAGACAAGATGACTATCAAGGTGAATGGAGACTTTCACCAGTTCGAGTTCGAGGGGATGGCGCAAGACCTACTTGACACTTCCAGTTTCGCCGCAGGGCAGGGACAAATGAGCAGCTTTCCCGTGGAACCGGTATTGGGGGCGTTCAGCTATGCGATCGTGCCGGGTAACATGGGTGAGGCTTGGCTGGGGATCACGCCCGGGGAGTTTTACACGATCACAAGCGGAACATTCCAGTTAGACAATAGCCTGGATACGCGGTCGATGGAATTCGGAACCAATTTGCCGCAAGCTATCGCGCCGGGGCCGCGATCGGTAATGGCGGCATTCAGCTTGTATGAACTGAACGATGCGGCGACACAAGGGCTGTATCAAGCGGCGCGGCAGCAATCGCCGATCAGCGTGATGTTTCAGCTTGGGCAGCAAGCGGGTCAGGTGGTGGGGGTGTACATGATGAGCGTGGTCCCGGTGGTGCCGGAGTTCGATGACGGGGATAACAGGCTGCAATGGAAGTTTCAGGGGTCAAGGGCGCAGGGGACGGCGAATAACGAGATGGTGGTGGCGTTTGGGTGACACTTAGGCGAGCTTCGCTCGCCTGCGCTGACAAGAGTGTCAGCGCGGCAGGCAAAGTGCCTGCGCCACGAGGGGAAAATGGAATATACGAGCGTTGAGACGATAGAGTCCGGGGTGGCGGCGGGGGTGAGTTACACAGTCGCTAAAATGTCGTTTGGCCGGCGGGTAGAGTTGACGCGGCGCATCCGGGAGCTGGCGGGGCGGCGGGAGTGCATGGAGGCGGGAGATTCCGCAAACGAAAAGATGGAAGCTGCGCTGTTGGCTTCGGAGATCGATCGGATTTATCTGCTATGGGGTTTGCGTGAAGTAACGGGCCTGGAATTGGACGGAGTAGCGGCGACTGCGGAGTCACTGGCGGCGAGCGGGCCGGAAGAGCTTTTCCGCGAGGCTTTGGCCGCGGTCAAGCAACAGTGCGGGCTGTCGGAAGCCGAACGAAAAAACTGATTGCCGCACTCCATTTCCAATTTTCCAACCAAGCCGGCTGGGAGTGCGGGGCTTGCCGTAAAGCCGGTCTGGAAATGAAGCGCCGGTGCGGCTGGATTCCGCGGGCATTAGAGACTCCCGAGCGCGTGGTATGGGCGAGGAACACCGCGGCGACGACGGTCTGCCCAAAATCGTATGTTACGGCGCAGAGCATGGCATGGCTGGAGGAGTATCTGGTGCGGCGCAAGTTAGGGCAACAGGGAATCGACGGACTGGGGGCGCGCGAGGTGGAGGCGTTTTTGATTTTGGAGCACGAGCTGGTAGAGATTGATGGGGGCGCAAGGAATGCCTAGCCAGTCACAACAGACGCTGCTCACCGCGTTCAACCAGGCGTCGGGTAGCCCGGCGGGCGGC